GTGAATCTAGGGTTACGATTCGCGTCTTCTGTGTTTAAACCAAATCTCCCACCAATGTTGTAACCAAAGTACCAGTCACCCTCGAATGACCATCCATAGTAACCGTTGTATGGACCAGCACCAGTGTATAACTGCTTATCTTGTCTTAGTATGTCTAGCTTTGATGTACCAGTAACAACCTCGCCATTTGAATCAAAAATAATGTCTAAGTTATTGTCTTGAAGGTATGCATTTGCCGTCATTGCTGATCTACTCTCAACTAACGGAATTAAAACATTTCCCTTTAACACAGATATTCTAACATAGTTAACGTAGTCTGGAGGAAGCACCATCTTTAGTTGTTCACCAAGCTCTAGCTCCATAACCTTAATGTTTCTTAGAGCGTCATAGTTTATCTCCTGTATGGCTCTTTTTGCATGAAACCTAACATTATATATGTCAACATTATTAACTAACTTATCGTTACCTACATACATCAACATAAAGTTGTTTATTAAGTCTTTTAATGTAACGTACTGATAACTACCCCAGTTAGCATCTTGAGGATTCGTTCCGTTATTAGTGTAGTACTGATAGTTAGTTATATATGGCATCTATTATTGTGTTTGTTGTGCTGTTTGTACCTCTTCTGCCTTAGCGTCTTGGACCACTTCTGATTCTCTTATAGATAGACCAGCATATTGTAATATCTTTGAAACAAGATTAGGGAGCTCCTCGTATGGTATCTCAAAATCTTGAAACTGTGCATTTGTTGGATCAAATATTGGTTCACCGCCAGATATAGTGTTATAAGTCCATTCTGGATCTTTAGGGTATCTAACGTATCTTATTTGAACATTGCTTGGAGCAGTAGTAGCAGGTGGGACAGGTGGGACTACTGGATTCATTAATAAGTTTGGATAAACAGTCAATGAACCAGGAGTAGATCCAACAGCTGAATCTGACGTAATTATATATGCTGGGTAACTAGCTGTAGGTGCAGTTAAGTTTGAGTTAATAAGATTCAATATCTTACTATGATCAACTTTATCTACCTCTACGCTATTGTTATATATTATTTTTTCTACATAGTAAAAGTCATCAGGCATATTTAATGTACCATTTACTGAATTATATAGCATTGTCTGATATTCAGATAATCTATCTAGTGTTTCCGAAACTCTTTTAGCAATGTTTGAATATCCTTCACCATGGTAACGAGCATTCTGTTTGATTATAGCATTGCTATATTCATACATATACTTCTGGAATATATCTAACTGCGCCTGTCTAGCATAAGTATTGAACTCCATAGGAGTGATATAACCCCTATTGTCTTTGTTCAATATAAACATAACGTTGTTACGAACTTCGTTGATCATGGAAATGCTTTTTACAAAGATAAATAAAAAAAGGCACTTTGTGAGAGTGCCTTTCTTGATAATAAGTAGCTAATATTAAGCAAGAACAACAGATGTAATCAATTGTTGAGTAGCACCAACCAAAGGAAGTGCAGGAACAATAATTGCATTTGGATTAGATGAAGCACTGTTAGCAAGAGCCAAAGCATCAACAACTGCATAGTGAGAGTTATAAGTAGCATCAGCAGTAGTAAATGTAATGGTGATCTCATCTGATGAAGCGTGAGAAGCAGCAATACTATGCAACTTCAATGTACTAGTTGTAGGCATACTGATAAAGTAATCAGAGTTAGCACTAATCAATACTCTTGGTAGAGCATTTGCAGCTCCAATTGTAAACTGTAAGAATTTTCTGTTCATTTTAAAACGTTTTTAGTTGTTAATAACAATGCAAATATACTAATTTTCAGAGAATTTGTTTTCTAAGAATTTATATAGGTCTAATCCCTCTTCTGATTGTAAGTAGGCAGACAATAAGTATACTGGATCATCACCAAATGGAACAGTAAGAAGTTTTTTCTTATTATCCTTTAGGTTGTAATATATCTCTTTCTTATTGTTTCTAAATGCTAAATAACCATCTGACAATGCTCTGGCTGCATAGCTAGTAACCTTAATAGAAGGATCATTTACTGCCTCCATAAAGTCTTGAGGATATCTCTTAGAATAAAGCATCATGTCTCTTCTGATCTCAGATACCTTCATTGTATCAACAGATCCTCCAAGAAGTAATCTAGCGATTGGTTCTAGCTCTTCAAATGGCATCTCTCTTGCAATTAACTGAGCATCAAGAACATCATACATATGTTTTATTTCTTGTTGAGCATCTTTCTCTTGATCAAATTCAAAGAATTCATTTCCATTTCCTGGATGATAATGCAAGAACTCTTGAAGAACTGGATTGTTTTTAGGAACGCTTAATACACCATCTTCAAATACAATTGGCTCAATAATTACATTTTCACCTTGATCATCTTGAAATGGTGAGTTTGCATTTCTAGCATAACGAAGAGGTCTATTTGTGTTTGTCTCCTCATCAAAATAAAGTAAACGTTTTCTTGGAGTGTCCTTAGAAGCAAGGAAGTAGGTTAATGGATTCATTCCATTTTTTAAAAGATAAGTTCTATCTTTCGGTTCTAGCACAGATTTTCTTGTTGTTTTCATTTGATATAATTTAATTTATTAATAATAAAAAGGGAGAGGCGCTAGGCCCCTCCCGATTTTTTTAATTATCCCTTGAAGATAACGAAGTTGTTAGCACCAAGTGTACAAAGCGCTCTCTCAGACAAGAAGTTAACTTGCATTGCATCAAGATCGCTAGTTGCAGCACCACCAGCTGAACCAGTCATCCAAGTTTTGTATCTACGATCTTCAGTCTCAGAAGCTCTAAATCGAACGTGTAAGAATGGTCGTCTAGCGTTTTTACCAAGAACTTGATCGTATACACTCATTGTTCCAGCAGGAACTAATACTCCGTTAACTACACCACCAACTAAACCTCCACGAAGAGTTGCATCGTTAAGGTATTTCCAGTCAGTTTTGTAGAACTCGTATCCTCTTCTAAATCCAGAGAAACCAAGGTTTAATGCCATCTCTTCGCTGTTATCAAACAAACCATAAGATGTACCACCAGCTCCGTAAGAGTTTTGAGCAGCCAACATATCATCGATATCGAAAGAGAACTGACGATTTAAGAATAATACGTTTTCAGCGATAGCTCCTTGCTTGTCAAGTCTTTGAATGATAGTATCAAAGTCAGCCAATGCAGATGGATTACCACCAGACCAAACATTACCTCTTGTCTCAATAGAATCAAATAAACCTTGAGTACCAGCTGCACCAGTAGTAGCAGGAGAAACAACAGGAGTAGGAATTAATCCAGTCCAAGAAGCTGCACCAGAACCAGAATCAGCAGGAACACCTTCAACCATTGTCATTTCAAGATAATCCTCAAAACGTAAACGAGTTTCGTGCTCTGACTTCATGTACCATAAGTAACCTGTAGCACCATTTTCAGTAGTAACTTCTACCCATCCAATTTGAGCCATGTCAGAACCAGATACAGTATAGTTATCTTTAATGATAACTGGTTTAACTTCAAAGAATGAATCTTGAGCCTCTAATGACCCTTGCATTCCATTTGTTCCTTTAGCAAATTCAGATCCATAAACAAATGCAGTAACACCAGTTGTAGATACACTAAATGGAGAAGTAGAATTGTATGCAGAATCGTAGTAAGCTACAGTAAATGTATTAGATGTAACAGTGGTAATAATACCTTTTGCCGATTCAGCAGCAACTTGTTGAGAAGATAAGAATACAGTTTGGTTAACTCTAAAGTTACAAGTACCAGAAGCTAATGTAAAAGTTTGAGTACCAGAAGAAATTGAACCAAAAGTCAATCCTGTATATTTTGTATGCAAACGACCTTGCTCTGCCCATTTGATTAAGTCAGAGTTAGAAGGAAGTTCAGCACCAACCATACGCAAGAAAGATGCGATTGATCTGTTTCCATAACGCTCAAATTCTTGCTCATAAGTATCAGGAAGATACTGATTTAAGAAGTTGAAGTTTGTAATATAATTCGAAGGCAATGTTGCCTTTACCGAGCTAGGAGTAATTGCTACTCCAGGACTCACTGCTAATGTACCAGCCATTTTTTAAAAGTTTAAAAGTTTAACGTTTTTTAATTACTAATCTACTTCCTCTGTCTTGCTCTATTACTTTAATCTTAACACCATCAGTAGGAGTTACTTGTGTAGCCTGTCGAGTCATGTCAATGTTTTTAGACTCTTTGGCCACAGTACCTACCGCGTCTGCCATTCCTTTTTCATAGAAAAATTTGGCAAACTTGTCTGGGTTTTTGGCTATCACAATAGAACGGTGGAAAGCTTCAGCATCTGCAAGGTAACCATCATCATCCAAGAACTGTGAAACAAAGTTCTTTAAATCATTCTGTTCTTGCAGTAAGGATTTCGGATCTCCTGGCTTGTAAACTAGCTTTTTATTTTCATCTATATTAAACTTGAAACCTTCAAATTTTTCAGAGAAAAGTTCTTGAGTTTTGCTTGAGAAGAACTGTGACCTTTTTGCATTTTCTTCCTCCATAGACTTGGAAGATTCTTTATATCTCTTGAAAGCATCGTAGTTGTCTTTTTCTTCCTGTGGAACAAATGTTTCCCTTGACTCAAGTGGAACTCTGTATTGTTCTTTAAGGTCGTTAAAGTACTTCTTAGCTTTTGAGAGCTCTTTTTTCTTTGCTAATTTTTTCTTCTTGATTTCTTTTTCATCATCGAAGTCTTCATCATAAGCAAAACGATCCATTACATCAAACTTTATATCGTCTGAATCTAGATCTGGATTCTGCTCACGCTGATATTCAAAAAGCAAAGAGTCTTCGTCCATTTCATCGTAGTTATTATTCAAGCGAATAAAATCTTCGATTCCACGTCCTGTTTCTTTTTTATACTTAAGGAATGCAGAAACATCTTCTGGAAGATCTTCGTTCTGTTGTCTCTGCTCAAATAACTCATCCAAGTTACTGATTTCCTTGTTGTATCTTTTACCAATATATGAAAGAACTTTATTATCATCAATTTCGTCAACAACTGTTGGCGTATTATCATCTGTAATAACAGTCTCTACTGTATCATTAGAAGTCTCTACTGTTTCTTGTGGTACTTGAACAGTGTCAACTGTATCAGTACTTAAAGAAACACCAGTAGTTTCCTCGTGTTGCTTTAGTAGTTGTTCTTCTACCTCAGCTACAGATTTTTCTTCAAAATCTACAGCTCTTACTTTAATTTCTGGATCCATTGTTATTTAATTTAATTTTTACAAAGTTAATAAATAATTTATTATTCGTTTTCGTAGAACATTGCCTGTGAATCCTCGGTGTGCCACTTCTCATATCCCTCACAGTTAAAGTACTCACTATTTACTAAATAGTCTGGCTTTTCTGGAAATGGTTTTGTAACAAAAGATGGCTCAGACCATTTTACTCTGTTGTTCGGCTGCAAGGCTATTTGTCCGTTGTCTAACAAAATAATATGATGAGACTTATGCTCTAATGGATCTTCAGCTAAAGACAGATCTGTGTTAGGATCACCAGATCCCCAGTTTATTGTTGCATAGTAACTTCCGATATACCACTTACGATCCTTCATGTATACCTCAACCTTAGTATCGTAAACATAAGATAAATGTAGAAGTGTAAAGTTGTAAGAGAAACAATTCCATATCTGAAGATAATGAAACGGAAGGTCTGGATCTGGAGTTTTAGGCTCAGTTAATAATGCGTGAGATGGTAGCTTGTCTCTCATTACACCATTCTCAAGAAGAACTTGAAACAATGCAGCCTGACCAGGCATACATCTTACCGACATTATTACTCCAGGAGTAAACTCACCATGACCCTTAGTAAACTGATACATGTACTCGTTCCTTACGAATACTTTTATAGGAAAAAAGTTATGCTCTATGTGTGCCATAATTAATTACTTCCTCTATTTTTTATTCTTTTAGTAATTGGAATGTTTACGCCTAATGTAAACGTAGTTTCTGGCTTATATCCAGTTCCAACACTTTGGTCAATATTAAAATTAACTGGACCTTTAGATAGAGTCACTCCGTAATTAACATCAAATCTATTTTTATCTGCATTACCAGATACATATGGTTCGATATCTACCTTAGATCTAGTTGTTGTTTTTGTTGTTCTTTTCATTATTATTATTTAGGTCCAAAAGATTCTAAATCAAATCCATCAAGAGAGTCTTCTGTGCTCTCAAAATTAATAGGAGGAAGATTATTCTTTCTTTGGTTTATAAGCTCTGACTGTCTAGATGCCTGTATGTCGACTCTTTTGTCTTTTGCTTTTTCTTTATCCTCATCTCTTTTCTTTAACTGATCTGCCTCCATTCCCTTAAGCTGCATGTTGTACTGGAACTCAAGATCCATAAGCTGTCTCTTCATTTCAACCTCAGCCTGCATTTTCATTATCTCGTAGTTAGCCTCAGCCTCTTTTATTTGAATTTTGCTTTGAGCCTCCATCTGTAAAAGTTGAGCCTTAGATTCAGCAGCAGCTTGCTGAGACTGCATGTTAGTCTGCATCTGCATTTGGAATTCCATCTGCTTGTCTTTCTGTTGCTTTTCCATTCTCTTCTTTCTCTTCATCTTCAGCAACTCATTGGCTAACTTAATGTTCTTGATGTTTCGAATATCAATGGCATCCTCTAGGTCAATTGTTTGTTGTTGTAGAGCAACTTGAATGTTTGCCTCAAGCATCTGTCTTTCATCCTCATCTGGATCAAGATCAATAAATATTCCGAAGTCAAATAAGTATAGGTCTCTAATCTCTTCAAGAATAGTCATGTTATACTTACCAATTTGCATGGCAAACTCTTCAGCAAAGTCAGAGTATTCAAGTATATCTGCAACTCTAATAGACACGCACTCAGCTAATCTTTTTGTAATATTTAGATTTCCTTCTAAGATATGTCTAGTGGCAGTGTTTGAGTTCATGGCTGCCATCTTTTGAATACCAACCAATGCATCTGGATGTGTCATACTTCCATCTCTTGCCTCATTAACACCAGTCACATCTCTAATCATATTTAGATAGTGGTTATAGTTGTTAATCAAAGACGACATCTTAGCCTGACCACTGTTTGTGCTTAGTTCTTGAATTGGAATTCTAGCATTGTTAAACTCACCGTCTTGAGTATAGCTTCTACCAATAACACTACCTGTTTGGAAGTAAAGCTTTAATGCATCCTCTGGATTGTAAGCAGCGCCAGTCCCAAGGTCAACTTCATTAATACCATCAGCATCAATAAATACACCATCTGGAACTACTCTTGCAGTTACCTGTTGTAACTTTAAATGTGTTAACTGAATCTGATCAGCAAAAGGTATCATTCTTCTTACCAATGACTCCATCGCTCCCTTGTACATTCTTGGAGCAAATGCAACATAGTTTGGATATGCTCTCTGAGATGCTGACTTTGGACGAACCATGTTACGCATCATCTCCCACTTAAGGATAATGTTTGTACCAGCTACAAGAACACCTTCATACCAAACATCTCTAACTGCCTCAACTCTTTCAAATGGCATTCCATCTTCCATTGGTGGATTAAACTCCTCTCCCTTTCTAATAACTCTCTCTCCACCATTCTCAAGTAATTTCTTTTTCCATACAAACTTCTTGTTTGCCTTATAGTTAAAGTATATAAGAGTTACAATCTCATTTGTAAAGTAGTCATCTTGATAGTTTCTTATAATTGGAAAGTAAGTATACCATGAAGCACTACTATTTCTTATCTCGTTTAACTGCTCCTCAGTTAATGTTGGATCAATTTTAAGAACCTCGGTATAGTGCATCTGCTTAACCTCACCAAAGTAGTAACAATCTGAAAAGTCATTCTTCTCGGTGTAGCTATGAATCCAGTTAGCTGGATCAACATAGTCAACCTTTAATCCGTCATTGATCAAGAAGGAATGCTTAACAACAGAAACGCCTATAGTAACTAAATCATAGTTCATTAGTTTTCTAAGTTCATCGTATCTGTTCATCTCAAATACAGTATCAATAGCCACCTCGTTAGCTATCTCAATACTTGGCTTGTACTTGATCTGCATGTATAGCTCTAGCTCCTCGTCAGTACTAGGTAGTTCTTCTGGATCAACGTTGAATGCGTCAACACCAAACTGATCCTTAGTCATTGTCAAGAAATCCTTAGCTATCATGTCAGACTCGATCATCTCTTGAAATATGTTCTTACGCTCGGCAGACATTACATCTTGAGCTTCAGTTCTAACCTTAAATAATCTGTCAGACATTCCGTTGACAACAACATCAACAAACTTAGGTATAATAGGAACTGGTGTCCAGTCTAGGTTCATCATAGACATGTCACCATTAATAGCTAATTCATCTTTATATTTTTGGACTGGTTGTTGTCCACGAGCATATAGTCTAAGTCTGTGGTACTCACCCCATTGATCATAGAATCTACACGTATTGTTCTTTCTCTTAAACCACTCTCCCTCAATGGCTTTACCGATCTTCAAACCATACTCAGCGGTTTGCTTCTCTTCTTCCGAAACCATTTGGCTTGGGAACGGGTTTTGGTATATGATAACAGATGGTTTCTCCATTCTATTCTATAATTTTGCTTTGACTGCCTTGATTGTTATATCTTACAAATTTAATACTAATTTTTGATTCTTTTCTCTCTGGAGTAAACATATGCTTTCTGTTTGCCATGATAGCTAAACCAGAACTAATTGAAGCATCATATTTTGTACGATTATTAGGATCAAATCTAGCCCAATCTTCTAAAGTTTTGTTAAAATACATTGAGCCAATAGTATCTGGATCTCTGTATGTTCCTTCAATGTCAAATCCAACGTATTCCTCTATGTAAGACTCTATACAAGATGCGTGTGCCTGTCTTACGTCTTCGCTTGAGTTAGGTATTCCACCAATCTCTAGCTCCGTCTTTGACATCTTACTTATGTTCCTGTCTGGTCTGTTCATAGAGAATCCTCTGTATCCCCTGTTCTTAAAGTGATACAACAACCTGGCCTTATTGTTCTCTGCTAGTATAGGCATTCCATAAAAATGACAAGCCATTAACACATCCTCAAAAAATATCTCAGCAGTCTGAGGTCTAGCTATGTACTCTAGAAAGAATTCATTTGTTGGGCCGTCAGACATGTGGAATGTTGTCATACCATGGAGAGCACCGTTAGAGCCACCTCCTCCAACAACTCCCGATATGTCATAAGGGTCACAACCAAACGCTCCCATGTGCTCATTACCTGGATATTTTTTCCCATTTCTTATTACAACATTATTTCTTAAATTTGGCTTTGGTATCCAAGATACCAAGAACCTACCATTTTTATCTGGTGTCCATACAACCTCTGTATCCTTCTCACCGTTCTTCCAGTGGAAGTAACCCCTAGTTAAGAACTTCTCCTTAACTAGAGAGTCATTATAATCGATCTGCTGGTATATCTTTGTTAGGTTGAACACAGACTGCTTAGACTCGTCTCTAAATGCGTGAGACTCTGTCCTAGGAAACTGTCTGTAGAACTCATTAAGTGCGTCAGAGTCTGACTTCAGTGCGCTTACCTCGTTGTTCCACCATGTAACAACACCCATCTCAATCTTGTTCCCATCTATACCAGTTACTGGTTTTTCTGGATTGTCAAAAACTGGCCATCCAAACTCATCTATGTATCCCTCAACGTTCCACTCCATAGGTATGAACAAAGAATAAAGTCCACTCTTTGTCTCATGGTTAGCAGATCGTTGTGACACGTTGCTATCGTTATATAACTTCTTAAAGTTCTCACCACCCTTTGGAAGTGCGTTAGATGTAGAACCCATCATACACTTACCAATAACTCTTGCACCTAATCTCAAACAAGTCTTGGTTACCCTCCAGTTGTT